TTATCGTGGGTATTTCTAACATATTGTCTAAATTTAAACTCATCAAATCTTGAATTGTCATTTATAAATATATCAATTAATCCATTTAATAAATTATTTGGTGTAAATTGCTCATTATCATTTTTTTCTAATTTTATTAATAAATCAGCAAATTTAATATAATCTTTTCTAGTCATAATTTTTTTCCTTTTTGTTTATAAACCCATTATACCACAGATTTTTATATAACCTAATAAAAAATGAATTAATTTTAAAAATAATTTTAAATATAAATAAATCCGGATAATTAATTAAAATTTGCTAGATATTACAAGTATTTTTTAAACTGTAAGATTGTGTAAGATATATTTAATAATCTTTACAAATCTTTACAACTTGTCAACTAGATTTATGTAAATCTGTAAAGTCTGTAAAGTCTGTAACATTCTGTAATATTTTGATAGTGTTATATTATAACATAACAGGGTCTGGGCAGGTGGCAGGGTGGGTAGGATGGCGTAGTATATCTTACTCATACAAAATTAGCCAATTAGAGTGTCAACCAGATAGGTCGGGGGTAAATAGAAATAAAAAAAGCCCTGTCGGATTATGACAGAGCTTGTAAAAACTATATAGTAATAAAATAAATTTAAATAAATCTATACCTGTGTATTAGGTGTTAGAACCCCCGGAGGGTATACTTATATTATACACCTCTATGCAGATTTGTCAATAGAAAAAACTACTTGACAAAAGTGTCAACTAGGTGTATAATAGTATTAGGGAGGAAAAAATGAAAACTATCTTTAAAAAACTAAAAAAACTATTGAAACATTATTTTAAATATAAACCAGAGAAAAAATATCTCAGAGGTAAGGATTAACTATGAGTTTTTTAAAGACAGTAGAACCAAATCAAAACAGAAAACTTACAGCAAAGCAAGAAAAGTTTTTAGATACCCTAGGCGGTGAAGCAAAGGGCGACTTAAAAGAAGCTCTTAGACTTGCTGGATATGAGGAAACAAGCTACTATGCGGTTGTTAAAGCCCTAAAAGAACAAATAGTAGATGTTGCCAATACAATACTAGCACACTCTGCTCCCAAGGCGGCACAGAGTTTAGTAGAAGTATTGGAGAGTGATAGACCAATTCCTCAAGCTAATGTTAAATTACAAGCAGCTCAAACTTTATTAGATAGGGTTGGTGTTTCAAAGAAAGAACATTTGAATGTAAATCATAATGTAACTGGCGGAATCTTTCTATTGCCTGATAAAAAGGAAGTTGTAATAGAAGGAGAGTATACGGATGACGACAATTAATATATGGTTTATGTTGGTATTAATATCAATGCCCAACGCACCATCAGTTAAATATAATGGATTTATATATCCAAACCAAGAAGAATGTCAAACAGCAAGATATGAATTACTAGAAGTATATGATAGTAAACCACAAGATTACAGGGATGCAGTCATAATGGATGCATACTGTGTTGAATTTGAAAGCTTTAAGATTCCCGGAATGAGAGGAATAGATGACATTAAAGCGTAAAACAAGTTCAACAATTCCTTTTGGCTACAGGGAGTCAGATGTGGAAGGTTTCCTAGAACCCATTGAGAATGAAATACAAGCTCTATCGGAAACAAAGGAACACATTATGAATGGCTCTCTGTCGCTAAGAGGAGCAGCAGAACAATTAGAATATGATACAGGTAGAAAAATATCAGCAGAAGGACTGCGTAAACTTGTTAATAAAGATAAAAATAAAATAAAAGGTTTACTAGACAGACAGGAATAAGTATGGCGGGAAGACCAAAAGGAACTACTGGTATACCTAGGCGTTCAAGTGTAGCTACAAAAGCAAAGATACAAGCACGAAAAGAATTAGCTGATAAAGAACGAGAGATTAGAAAGCTTGAGAATAAACTTTCAAGAATTAAAGGTAGCTATAAAGGTAAGAAAGAAGTTTTAGAGAAAGTTGAATTAGCTGTTGACCCAGTAAAAGTAGATAAGACAACAAAGAATACAGTTATAACTGAGGAAGAATTTGATAAAGCTCCGAAGAAAGTAAGAGACTTTATAAAAGAAAACAAAGAGTCTATTGTTTTTAAACCAAACGAAGGACCTCAAACAGATTTCTTAGCAGCTTCAGAACAAGATGTTCTCTATGGAGGTGCAGCAGGAGGTGGTAAATCATATGCCATGCTTGTTGACCCACTTAGATTTATGCATAGACCTAGCCATAGGGCGTTGCTTCTTAGAAGAAGTATGCCAGAGTTAAGGGAACTTATAGATAAATCAAGAGAGTTATATACTAAAGCATTTCCCGGAGCTAAGTTTAGAGAAGTAGAAAAAGTTTGGAAGTTTCCTTCTGGAGCTACATTAGAGTTTGGTTATCTTGATAGAGACGCAGATGTCTATAGATACCAAGGTCAAGCTTACAGTTGGATAGGTATTGATGAATTAACTCAATACCCTACAGAGTTTCCACTCCAATATTTGCAATCACGATTAAGAACAACCGATTCAGAAATAAAGACTTATATTAGGTGTACTGCAAACCCGGGTGGAGTCGGTGGACATTGGGTAAAGAAACGATACCTTGACGCTAGTCCTCCTAATACTTCCTTTGAAGGTAAAGATGGATTAACAAGAAAGTTTATTCCAGCACGATTAGATGATAACCCTTATCTATCAGAAGATGGTAGATATGAAGCAATGTTAGCATCTCTACCTCCAACACAAAGAAAACAATTACTTGAAGGTAATTGGGATGTTTCAGAAGGTGCAGCATTTACAGAATTTGATGCAGAGATTCATGTTATACCACCTTTTAAAATTCCACTTCATTGGATGAGAGTAAAAGGTGTTGACTATGGTTATGCAGCAGAATCAGCTTGTGTTTGGGCAACAATAGACCCAGATGATGAAACTTTAATTATATATAAAGAATTATATAAAAAAGGTTTGACAGGTGAAGACTTATCGAATATGATGATTGAATACGAAAAAGAAGAACGAAGAAGTATTCAAGGTGTACTAGACTATGCAGCATGGAATAGAACAGGAGCTGGAGGACCAACAGTAGGTGAAACTTTAGTTCGAGCAGGACATAAGCTTCGACCAGCAGATAAGAATAGAATACAAGGTAAAATACAAGTTCACGAAAGATTAAAACAAAACAAGACAACAGGTAGACCAAGACTACAAATATTTAGCACTTGCGTAAATCTTATTAGAGAATTACAAAGTATACCTATTGACCCTAATAAACCAGAAGATGTAGATACAAAAGCGTCAGACCACGCATATGATGCACTTCGTTATCTAATTATGTCAAGACCACAAACTCCTTCGGCATATACAGAAATGAGAGATATAAAACGATTTGCACCTTCAGACCCTACATTTGGATATTAAAGAATGCCAGTATATAGTTTTAGAAATACAAAAACAAATGAAGTATATGATTTAACATTATCTTATGAAGAAATGTTAAAGTATAAAAAGAAACGAAATGTAGAATATATTTTATCTGCACCAAAGATATTTCGTTTAAATGATATGGGCGGACCAGAAAGTCAATTTAGAGAATGGGTAAAACAAGACCCAGATGATGTTGATATAAGTAAATCCCATAATTTTAGACAATCAAAGAAGGAGTATCTATATGGTGACAAAGAAGATAAATAATAAAGTAATTAAAATAGGATATACAGATGTTACAATAGATGTAACTTCTCCTAATTTTAAAAAAGATAATTTAACTGACTGTTATGGGCAGTATTTACAAAGAGAAAATAAGATTGAGATACAACCTAATCTTACAAATATAGAAGAAGCTAATACTTTACTCCATGAAATACTTCATGCAATAGCTTATACTTCGGGAGAAACCCTAGAAGGTGGGAGATTAAATGGAGATACAAACGAAGAAAGTGTAGTAAATAATTTTGCAAATTACTTGACACAGGTATTCCGAGATAATAAATGGATTTTACCATATTTTATTGAGAAATTACTTGACAAACCTCATAAGTAGGTGTATAATATAAATAAGGGGAAATGATGGCAGAACAAGAACAACCACAAAAAGATGACGAACAAAAGCAAGACGAAACTCGTCTAGCTGGTTTTGTCTATAATAAATTTGAAGGATGTGAAAGGTCTCGTAGAAATGACGAGGAACGATGGCTACAGGCGTTTCATAATTATAGAGGAAAATACTATAAGAATGTTAATTTTAGAGAACATGAAAAGTCAAAAGTTTTTGTAAAGGTTACAAAGACTAAAGTATTAGCAGCGTATGGACAGATTATTGATGTTCTATTCTCTGCAAATAAGTTTCCCATCTCAGTTGAAGAAACTAAAGTACCCGAAGGTGTAGCAACATACGCACACCTCAATCCCCTAAAGGAGCAAATGGGTGACAATCTTCAAGAGTCATCCCCATCTATAGAAGGTAATTTAAACTATAGACCCGGTAATGGTCTTTCCTCGACCCCCTTCTCAGAACAACCGGAACAGTCTCCACTTGGTTTTGAAGGAGATGGGAAAACTCTTAAACCCGGAACAACATTTAATGATTTAACTGGTAAGAAAGATATACTTGGTTCATTAGATAAAGAACTAGGTGATGAAGCAATTCAAGAAGGTCCAGCTCCGATGCCGGAAATGGCTCAGATTAAACCTGCTTCAAAGATTGCAAGACGCATGGAAAAATTAATCCATGATGAAATAGATGAATCAAATGGTTCACAAGAATTAAGAAGTTCTGTTTTCGAATCTGTTCTACTTGGTACAGGTATTATTAAAGGTCCTTTTACTTTTAATAAAACTTTACATAAATGGAATAAAGAAGAAGGAAGTGATGAAAGAAATTATAGTCCAGAAACAACAAGAGTTCCAAGAATTGAATTTGTAAGTTGTTGGGATTTTTACCCAGACCCAAATGCTAAAAGTTTAGATGACGCTGAATATGTAATTCATAGACATAAATTAAATAGAAACCAATTACGAGATTTAGCTGACAGACCATTTTTTAATAAAGAAGAAATTCTTGAAACATTAAACGATGGTCCTAACTATAAGAAAAGAACTTTTGAATCTCAAATAGAATTAGAAGATAGTGACTATCAAGCAGACAATGCTCGTTATGAAGTATTAGAATACTGGGGTATTGTTGATAGAAAAATTTTAGAAGACTCACAATTAAAAATTCCAGAAGGAATGGAAGAAGAAAGTGAGTTTCAAATTAATGCATGGGTAACTGCAGATAGAGTTCTTAGAATGGTAATGAATCCATTTAAACCTTATCGCTTACCTTACCAAGCATTCCCTTACGAAAAAAATCCATATAGTTTCTTTGGTATTGGTGTACCAGAAAATATGGATGACGCACAACAAATTATGAATGGTCATGCAAGAATGGCTATTGATAACTTAGCTTTATCTGGTTCACTTGTATTTGATGTTGACGAGTCAGCATTAGTTGCAGGACAAAGCATGGACATATATCCGGGCAAGATATTTAGAAGACAAGCAGGAATGCCGGGTCAAGCTATACATGGATTAAAGTTTCCAAACACATCAACTGAAAACATGATGATGTTTGATAAGTTTAGACAGTTGGCAGATGAGTCAACAGGTATACCATCATACTCACATGGACAGACAGGTGTTCAAAGTATGACACGAACAGCTTCTGGTATGTCAATGTTACTTAGTGCTGCTAATTTAAATATTAAAACTGTTATAAAGAATTTAGATGATTTCTTGTTGAGACCTTTAGGCGAAGCATATTTCCAATGGAATATGCAGTTTTATCAAGGTGATTTAAATATTGAAGGTGACTTAGAAGTTAAAGCAACTGGAACTTCTTCTCTCATGCAGAAAGAAGTAAGGTCGCAAAGACTAACTATGTTCTTGCAGAGTGTACAAAACCCTGCTATAGCCCCATTCGTTAAAATACCAGAACTAATAAAAGAACTTGCTTATACATTAGACCTTGACCCAGAAGCAATAATCAATGACCCTAATGAAGCAGAAATTTATGCAAAGATAATAGGATTACAAAATGCTAGACAACAAGGACCTACAGAAACTACAGACCTTGGTGGTGAAGCCGGAGTGGCAAGACCTCAAGGAGTACCTAACCAAACTCCAGCAGTTGACGGCTCGGGAGTTGGCAATGGCACAATCGGAACAGGAGGTGTTCCGCAAACAGGGGAAATGGAATTTACTGGAGCAGTTAATTCATCTGCCGGAAACAATCAAGTCATATAGGGAGAAGTAAATGGGCGATAAAGTAAAACCGATAGATAATTTTGTATGGGTTAAACGAGGAGATGTATGGGTTAAAAAATATCCTGCATCTTGGAAAGGTTATAAAGAACCTGTTACAAGAGCTAAACATTGGAAAACAAAAATACAAGAAATAACCTTTAAAGATGGCGGTTATGTTTACAAAGATAAACACGGAAAGGAAGTTTAATTATGGGTAAAGTTACAGATAAAATTATTACAATAGATTTAACAAAATTTGGTGGAGTTGGTACTTGGACAGGTAAGATTACAAAACTTCCATCTGCTGGATATAGTAGTTCACAATATACTAAAAGTAATAAATCACCGGGCAGAGTAAAAAATGCTAAAGGTGGATATATGAAAAAGAGAGGAAGATAATTGTCTCTTTGTGTAATATGTGGACATGAGTGTCATTGTTCTAATGGTGGTTCTTGCTGTGGTGGGAATTGCTCTTGTGGTAGTTGTCAGCATGAAATAAAATCAGAGGTCGATTAAAAATGAAAAAAGAAAAAGAATTAAATTGTATTGGCTATCCACATGATGACCCTTATGGATTAGTAGCAGCATGGTGGAAAATATTTACTAAACCAGAAGTTAAAAAAGAAAAACCAAAAAAAGATTTACCTAAAAAGAAATCTAGTTCAAAGGATTTTTATTAATGGCGACAGGAAATATATACAAAAAACAAATGGGAGACTTTTTAACTCCAGCTTCTGATACTGTACCAACACTTAGTCCTTATGATGTTAATACACCTCAAGCAGCTAGAGAAGGATTACCTCTTAGAATGTTTGACCCAACAAGGGCAAGATATGCTGAAGGTGAAGTTGTTGATGCAGATACCAAACAATACAATCAAGCATTAAATATTTATCATTTAATGGTAAGAGAAGGAAAAAAACCATCAGAAATTAAAACTAGAATAGGGGAAAATATGTATAATAAAATTACTATGAACAAACAAAATGTTAGACAAAAAGCAGCAACAGGTGGTATAATGCCAACTGACCCTTTGCTTGACCCTAGATTTAGTAGATACTATGAGCAACCAGAATACAGAGCATACCAAGAAGGTGGACCTGTAGAAGAAGAAGCTCCAATGGAAATTCCAGAATTAAAAGAAGATGTTAATATGCAAGTAGAGTCTATGATGACTCCAAGTGAAGTTGAAGGTGAAGAACCAGAAATGGAAGTTGAAGCAAACATAGATACTTCCGTATTAACTTCAGATGAAGAACAATTATTAGAAGAAGTAATAGAAATGCATCCAGACATAGTGGATGTTATTATTAAATTAACGACAAAAGAATTTACCGGTGAAGGCGAAGTCGATGGACCGGGAACAGGAACTTCAGATTCGATTCCAGCTATGTTATCAGATGGTGAGTTTGTCTTTACAGCTAAAGCAGTTAAGCAATTAGGTGTAGATAAACTTCGTAACATGATGGCAAAAGCAGAAGCGGATTATGATAATGGTATGGGCATTCAAGAACAAAATCAAATGATGAGTGAACCCATGATGGCTAAAGGTGGACTTATGTCTGCTAGTCATTATAAAAAGTAGAGCCACCCGGGCAATCACCTAGGCACTCTACTCGGCTACTCTTGCAATTAAGCAAGACCCCAATAACAAGAAAGGTGATAAAAATGGTAGATAGTAGTGAGAACACTTTACTAGGAAGTAAAGCCACTTCTCAGAAAACAAAAGAGCAAGAGCCAAATCCATACAACATGAAAAAAGATTATCTTGATTATGATGCAATGGATGAAGCAGCAAAGAAGCCGTTTGCTGATGCAAACACAATGGCGGTTAAGAAAGACCCTCCTAAAGTTGTAGTAGATACAATGGAAAAACAAGAGGACACTCCAGAAGAACCAGCCCCAGAAGACAAACCTTATACGAAGGTTGATTACAAAAAAAGATATGATGACCTCAAGAAACATTATGATGGTCGTGTTAATTCTTTTAAAGCAAGAGAAGAAGAACTTTTAGCTGAAGTTAAGTCGAATAGACCTAAATATAAAGCTCCAAAAAGTCCGGAAGAAATTGCTGCATTTAAAAAAGAATATCCCGATGTTTATGGTGTAGTTGAATCAGTCTCACATCTTCAAGCGTCTAAGGAAGCAGAAGATTTAAAAGAAGAGATTAACTCTCTTAAAAAATTAAATCAATCTATTTCTAAAGAAAAAGCTGAAGCACGATTAGCAAGAATGCATCCAGACTTTGAAGAAATTCGAGAGTCAGATGATTTTCATAATTGGGCTAACAGTCAACCGGAAGATATTAAGAAGTGGGTCTATGGAAACAATGCTGACGCAGAATTAGCGTCTCGAGCAATTGACCTTTTCAAACAGGATACCGGCAAGTCTAAAAATAAATCAGAAGTATCTGGTGATACTGTACCTGCATCAGAAATGGTAAAGGTAACTAACAGTAAAGACATTGGATATGGTACGAGGAAAATTTGGACTCGTTCTCAAATAGCAGCTATGTCTCAATCAGAGTTTGCAAAGAACGAGAAAGCCATTGAAGAAGCGGCTAGGGAAGGTCGTGTCGTAAATGACATGGGCAAAAACTATGGCGGTTCGGGCAATCCTACACTTTAAAAACAACGATAGATAGAAGCTGTATCACATTAAACAACTAACTTTAACTACAAGGAGGAAGTAATGGGAACATTACAAAATGCTGGTGGTGCGGGTAGTTCGAACTTTAATGTCGGAACTTCGGGTCAAACCAATGAATTTTGGGTCCCTGAAATTTTTTCGAAGAAGATACAAAACTTCTTTAGAAAAACATCTGTCATTGAAGCGATAACTAATACAGATTATGCTGGTGAAATTAGTGCTTTTGGCGATACTGTTAAAATCATTAAAGAACCAAGTGTAACTGTTGCAGCATATACTCGTGCAGCTTCAACAACTAAGCAGTACCTTGGAGACCAAGAAGTTTCTCTTGTTATTGATAAAGCAAACTCATTCAAGTTTATTATCGATGACATTGAGGAAAAAATGTCACACATTAATTGGGCTTCAGTAGGTGCGTCAAGTGCGGCTTACACACTTAAAGACACTATGGATTCAGAAGTAATTGCGGCTATGTTTAGCGGCACTTCATCTTCTGGACCAGACCATGTAATCGGTTCAGACAGTTCAACTGCTGACTCAACTTTAGGTCATGCAACTAACTCAGTTGACTTAGGATACGGCTCTGGAGAAATTACTCCATTAGCTCTTATGTCAAGATATGCAAGACTTTTAGATGAGCAAAATATACCGGAAGAAGGTCGTTGGATGTTAGCTGACCCTAGATTCTATGAAGAACTAGCGGCAGAAGACTCTAAACTTATGACATCAGACTATAACCAAGGTGATGGTGGAGTAAGAAATGGTCTAGTAGCAAGTGGAATGATTAGAGGTTTTAAAATGTATAAAACTAATAACATTGCATCTACTTCTAACGCAACTGGTAAATGTATGGCTGGTCATATCAGCTCTACAGCAACTGCACAATCTATCCTTAACATTGAAACTCTTAGAGACCATGACACTTTTGGTGACATCGTTAGAGGGCTTCATGTATATGGAAGACAAGTTCTTAGAGATACTGCATTAATTAATGCATTCTATCTAATTGACTAATACTAACTAAAAGGGGGCGGCATTGAGTTCGCCCCTTTAACATATAAACGAGGAAAATAAAATGCCAAATGTAAAAAAAGGATTTAGTGCCGAAGATGTAATCACTAGACATCAACCAAGTGTTATAGAAGGTGATAATGTTGCATCTGTCGACCATGGAAAAGACAAATATCCAAGAAGTTATTATAAAGCAGATTTAAGAAGAGCTTGTGATAGAGCAGATATGGGAACTCCGGGTGATACTAAACTATACCCAGACAGTACAGTACCTAATCTTAAAACAGCAGCTCAAGGTAATTAATATGTCTTTGACTTACAAACCTCCAAAGAAAAAACCAAGTAAAATTTGGAACGCAATAAAAGTGGTAAGTGATTATTCTAATCCTATAGTTGGAATAGGAAAAAACCTAGTAGCTCCAAAAATAAAAAAACACATAAAAAAAGCTTATACACAATATTATAAAGCTCCAAAAGTAGGACAATCTAAAGGTCCGGCAGGTGGACCTACATCTATTACTAAACCTAAATATAAAAGAAACTTCCCTACACCACAATACGAACATCCAATATGGAAAGGACCTTTTCCATTTAAAAGAAATAAATAAAAATGGCAGCACCATTCCGTACATATTTAGATTTAACTAATACTATTATTAGAGAATTAAATGAAGTTGAATTA